TGTGTTTGTGGATCAAATCCTTCCTCTTCAACAAGCTTTCTATGTATGTCAAATGCAGTGTAAGTCATTGCATTGTCCGTACCAAACCAAGCATTTTTTGAAGACCAATCCTCTGCTTTAGGGTCAATTTGCTGTGCAGCTTGATAAATATCTTGCTGCGTTGGCATATTCTGAGCCATTTGAGCATAGTTTTCTTGAGGTTGTTGAGGTTGTTGAGGTTCTTGTTGCATACGCTGAGAACCTTTAATTTGTCTAAGTCTTGCTTCTTCCATTGCAATTTGAGCAATGGCTTGTTGCGCTTCAACTTGTTTATCAATATCACCAGCATCAATAGCTTCTTTATAAGCAGATTTTGCAGCCATCATTCCAGCTTTAACTTTACCTTCAAGTTCTTTGGTATAGTTATGACCTAAGTGATCATATTGACCTTTGATTCTTTGAGCTTCTTGATTTACAGATTGTGCATATTGAATAGCTTCTTCTTTTTGCCTTTCAGCTTCACGCATCTTGCGTGTAAGTTTTGCTATTCTTTTGTTAACACCTTCCGAGTATTCATTGAGTTCACCTTTTTGAACATCAGCTGGCTCATTCGATTCCTTAGTCGTGTTATCGGGCTGTATATCGTCTTCTTTAATTTCTTCGACATCTATTTGCTCCTCTAATGATTGCTCCGGTGCTGGTGCATCCAAATCAATTGTTGTTTCTTGTTCGTCGTTGTCGCCAACGTCTACTTTTTTTCGTCTTCTTGCATAGTATAATCCTCCTATGATTTACATTGCGTGAATAAGATCTTCAGGACTATTTATTGTCCCTAATATCTCATCTCCATGCGCGATCCTGCATAACGTGCAAAGACCACCCAATCCTTTTCTTTGCACCACGGACCTGTAGGATATTTATCTTTATCCTGATAACATAAATCACCCATCTTCAATACGTATCCAACTTGCGTTGCAACACGTGCGCGATCTAATGTTTCTTGTGCAATAATTATTCCACCTTTTGTTTCTTCTTTAACTTTAAAAGGCATAACAAGTATACGCCACCCAGTAGGTATCGGTAACTTTTCTAAACTTGTGGATTGTGTTTCTTCTTTAACTTCTTTAGCTTCTTCTTCGTATTTATCTTCTAATGCGTGTGATGTTGTCATCGTCATTTGGCTCCTTAGGTTTTAGCAGGTTAGAGAGTTCCTGTTTAATTTGATCCATTGCGTGGATCTTTCCGATAATATACTGATATTTAGACATGCTGTCAACACCGCCAGCCATTAAAACTTGACCGTTGTTTTTAATACCTTCGTCTAATAATCTTTGTAGTTTGTATATTACGTTTATCGGGTCGGCTTCTTGCATTTTTCGGGTTCTCCTAAATCTTTCCAAAACTCATCTAGAGCATTTGGTTTTTCTTGTTTACAACATTCCCCCGATTTTACTTTTTCTTTTGAGTGTGTATCACACTCTTCTTTTTTCTTCACTCTTCTCTCCCCCAGTTGTCGTACAGACTCTTTATATGATAGTTCTAGTAAGCGATTTTCCTGTTGCCAGTACTCATCAAAAGTCACTTTTTCTTAAATAGTTTAGCCGCTTGACCTGCGCCCTTGATTCCGAATGACGCTGAAATTGCTATATATAAAAGATGCTGATAGTACGTCGGCAATTCTTGCAAAGCAATAAAGCCAGTTCTAACGAACTCTTGACATCCAGGAATAAAGACTAAAACTGCGGGGGCCAATAGGACGACAAGACTTACCTCATCCTTCCACGACCCTTGCATTTGATCTACAGCCGATGCTTCCCAAGATACTTTGCCTGCTATTTGTTGTTCTTTTAATGCTGTAACAGCTTTGATCTCGGTTAGTTTTGCTTCGGCTTTAGCCTTCTTAGTATCAACTACACCTTTAATCATATCACCGGCTACGCCGATTAATGGTTTGATTAAAAACTGTAACATTTGAATAATACTCCCAGTATAACTATATTAAAAGCAAGTTGTAAATACCATTTATAACCAGCTATTCTGATTTGTCTTGCAACGCTCTCAATGATGTTTCGGGACATTAGTTAAAAATTATTGCTAAAACAATTATTGCAACAACTGCCACTGCAAATATTTTTTTCTTTGCAGATAAGTTAGTCCATTTATTTTTTATAAGTTCGATCATGGCGACCTCCTATTTATTTTTTTGAATACTACTACTTTTTTGTTAATTTTTCTAGTTTATTTTTTATTATATCATTTCTATATATTTTATAGCATAATCATGATCATAACCCATTGATAATAAGTTATCATACATCGCTCGTTGTGCTGAGGTAAGTCCCGCTAGGGTAAGTCCCACTGTGTCAGTTGCTACATAAGGGTCTAGTTGTTTTGTAGGAGCACCCATTGTTCCAGCAAAAGTTGCAGCCACTTCTGCTAAATCAGAACCTGGAGTATATAAACTTCTGTCTATACCACTATAGTCAGTTGAATAAGTACCATCTGGGTTAAAGCTTACAACATTTCCAAGAATATTTTGTTGTGCTGTTTCTCTTTCTTCGTCAGTCATGTCTTCGTAACCAATTAAGTTTTGAGCAGAAGCTAGTCCTTCTAAGGTTGAATATTCTGGACCAAAAAATCTAGTTGTGTTTATTGTTCCGTCTGGATTCATTGTGAAGTTTGTGTTTATACCTTTAGCAAGCATTTGAAGCCCTGCAGGAATAGGACTCATACTAGCCCCTTTTCCAAGAAGGTTAACTACGTTACCCAAGTTTAAATTACTTTTAAAAGTGTCATATGCTTGACCCAAGTTAAAGTTACCAAAATTAAAATTCCTTAAAGCGTTGGTTATGCCTTGTCCTATTCCTATGTTTGTTGTTGGTGCTTGTGTAACTGGTCTGGAAGCAGTTAACGCCTCAGGGAAATTGCCGTAAGTACCGGTGGGTTTATCAGGTAAAGCATTTATCTGATCCATAAGAGTTAAGGCTGGAGTCATTTGTAATCTAGATCTTAATTGAGGATCTCGATCATCAGCTCCTAGACCTCCATTAGAAGGTCCACTACTAACACTTTTAGCCGACATTCCTTTTTGACCTTCTCTGTGATCACCAAATCTAGCCATTAGTTCACCTCTTTAATCGTTGCTTGCATATTCTTTATACCATCTTTTGCAAGTGATATGCTAGCTCTCATTTTAGCGTGTTCATCATCTTGCTCAAGTTTATCTTCAAACTGTTGTTGTCCTTGAATAATCTTTAAAGAATCTCTTTCGCCTTTTTGTTCACCCTCTTCACGTTTTCTTTCCTCTTCTTTGGCTTTTAATTGTACTTCATCATTCTTTAATCTCAATAATGGGTCATTATCAATCTGATTTAACACTTTTTTCTCTTCTTCAAGGTATTCAGCCATAGTTTCAGACACTAATTGTGATTTTCTAGCCTCAATAGCCTCTGTTGTCTTCTTAATCTCTTGTTGCATTTGCTGCATTTCCGGACTTTGTTGCATTTGTTGCATCATTTGTGGATTTCCTTGCATTTGTTGCGCCGCTTGCTGCACTTGTTGCGTCATTTGCTGTATTTTCATAATTTCTTCCTTAAATTCTAACTGAACTTGCTCTTGAGCCATCAAAGCGATGTGTTCAAGTATGTTTTTTTGCAATGATGCAAGAATTTGAGGGTTTGTTCGAGCCATCATCGTACCCATAAAGCTTAAATGTGCATCCATATGAGCTTGGTGATCTTGTCCTGGAAATGCTTTAAATGTTTCACCACTTAATGCTTGTAAATTTTCCATTGCAGGGTCCATTGGTTGTGGCTGTTGTGGTTTTTTTAATAATAGGTCAATATCTTTAATACCTAACGCTTCATACATATCACGATAAGCTTGATACATATTATGCATCTTAGGATTAGACATTGCCATTTGTAATTGTGTTTGTGCAATACTAATTCGTTGTGTTTGTGAAAAGATATTTGGATCTGCGATTGGAATAATGTCAATACGTTGATCAAAGTCACTTGCAAAAATTTGTCTTTGTCCACCTACAACATCGTATGGATATTCTTTTGGTAAGTACATTGCAAAGTTATTTGCAATTAACATAAACTCACATTTTAAACTTTGGTATAATCTTTTGTGAATTGCTGACATAACCCGCGAGCCACGTTCAAGCAAAGCAACTGTCGTGCCTACTGCTGCACTTTGATTACCATCGCCCACTTGCATATCAGCGATGCTCGCGAATCGCTGGCCCGCTTGAACCACAACACCCATTAATTGTAATAGTGTTTGGTCTGGTCCTTTAAACGGTAATGGCATAAATGCATCTCTAAGATTTCCACCAGGAGCATCAACGTCTCTGAACTCACCCGGCTGCAACGGTTGAGCTTCATCACGAACTTTGATACCTCTTTGTTTGAATCCGGACGGGAGATTAGCTAACGTACCCGCGTCAAGTAATTGTCTTAATGCGGCTGTGGCAGTTCTTGATAAACCACCGATCATATGAATAAGCCCGAATCCGTAGAAGCCTAGTCCTGGTAAAAATTTAAAGTGTACAAAATAATCTTTGCGTGCTCTTGTTGGATCTTGTGCATCAAAGTTTCTTCGAATAGATAAAACAGTTCCTGAGTCTTCATCAACTGTTACAATGTATGGAAGTTTAAGTCCTGTTGCTTCACCTTCTTGATTTACATCTTGGAAACCAATTAAGTCTAATTCACAATGACATTCTAGTAATGTAACTACTTCGTCTTTTGCTCCTGAACTCACTCCTGAAATACGGTCTTTCTTATCTATTAGATCTGTAGAAGAAGGATCCTTTGGAGTTAAATCCACATCACTATAAAAACCACTTAATTGATATTTTAATAATTCGTTTCCTGACATACGAATACTATGTGTAATTGATTCTGCGTCTTCTAATGATGTAGCTGTATAAGGTACAACTAAATCTTCTGCTGGAATAAATTTAGAAACACAACGTTGCATAATAGAATCATAATAAACTTTTTTAAATGTAGAACCTGCTAGTGGTAAGTTAAATAACATTTGATCAAACTCTGGCTCGTACTCTTTCATCTTTACCATTAATGAATAGTTCATAAATTCTTTAACGCGGTCCGCCTGATCTTCTTTTGTTACATCGACCTTGCCTATTATTTGTGTGCGTACTGGACCGCTTGCTGGTAGTAATTCTTTATAGGCTAGTGATTGAAATTGTGTGACTGCTTCTGCAAGTACAGGATGTGTCGCGCCGCTTGCGCCTTGGAACGGGTCTGATCTGTTTTCATATTTAAAACCTAAAAGGTCTAGACCTTTGGTGTAAGCATCTTCCCAGTCTTGTCTGGCTGATTTGTTATCTTCATAGTTTTCTACAACCATAGAACCTATTTCAGCAAGTTCTGAATCCTCTAAAAGGTCAGCTAAGTTTTCGTCGTGAGTTTGTGATCCAACACCTGCAAGAGCTCCTGGATCAAAATCTACTTCTACTCCACCATCTTCAGTTGGATTAATTTCAACTGGTTGTTGGTCTTGTTGCGCCATTTGGGCTTGTCGTGCCATCTGGTCTTGTTGATTTGGAATATTTACTTTTGTTCTAATCTTTTCAGGTAAATCAAGTTTATTATTATTTTCTATAGTCATTATACTGCCTTTTGTCTAAATAATGTTCCCATGCCACTTGACATCGGTCCTTTTTTTGGTGGTACTAAACCACCCATATTAAATCCTATGTCTGATGTTTTTGTGCTCTTAATAAATTCTTTTACAGCATCTTCTGTACTTTCCTTACTACCCCTCGTTGCAAATTGTATAATATTTGTAATGTCTCCTCTTAAATCATTTATGTCACCTATATTCTCTACATCA